ATCTCCTGTAAGTTGACCTTTAGTCAAAGTAGCGTTATTAGATGACAACCACTCTTGAGCTGCTCTACGTGCTTGCTGTTCTTCAGGGAGAATAGAAGATAACCCACCTTCAGGTTTTAAAGCACTTTTAGCAACTTTAAATGTCTTACCTAAAGCTGAAAATACAAGGTTACCCCCGACATCAAAAGCAGCGTTTTCAAGTGTATTCGAGATTAGTTTACGTCCTGTTTCAGAACTTAAGATGTCTTGCCCAAGGGCGGCTTGCTCTCCCACCGTTCCAACTGCAGTTCCTGCTGTCGATCCAGCAAGCGATGGGACAAATGGACGAATTGCTGCGGGGGCTTTTGACGTTAAAGCCATGATTGGTCGTAAGATGGCTGCTTCAGGAGCTATAAAAGGGGCAAGTCCCCCTAACAGTCCTAAAGCGCCGGGAAGGTTTGTAGCTTGTTCTACAGGCAAAGGAGACAAAGCCCCTGCCAAAGACATACGTGCTTTATTTAATTCTCTTTCCTTATTTACAACATCTTCTCTTGAAGGGCCTTGTGTCATTGAAGGCGCTTCATCCCAGTTAATTCCTGTAGCCATATTAATCCTTAATCAAGTTTCAGTTCTTCTTGAATCTTTTTAGCTTCTGCACGTTCAGCAACGGTGATTTTACCACTGTTATATTTCTCAGTTAGCGCTTCGTAACGTGTTAACTTTCCAAAGTTCTTACCTTCAGCCAAGTTAGGATTAAAAGATGTTCGTGCGGTATCGGACAAAGCAGCACCTTGCTCATACGTAATATTCTTAGCTTTCAACTCAATACGCATCTTGTTGATTAAACGAAGAATAGTTGGAAGTTCTTGAGAGATGTTGGGCTTACTCTTTAACAATTCACCAAGTTCTTTATTAGATTGACTGCCGGGAAAGACTTTAGCAATCTGTTGAACTAAAGTCGAAGACAAAGCATTAGAGATTTCAGTATCAGAAGCTTTTGAACTGATCGGCACACCAAAAGCGCCCATAGCCTTAGACAACGCTAGTTTAGCATCTGCCGTGGCTCCTGTATAACCTGATTTAGCAGTTTGTTCAAACGTATCTAAAGAAGCTAGTGTTTGAGTACTCGCTTTGTACGCATCTCCCGCAGCTGCCCACGATTTAGCAGCTTCTTCACGATCCTTAGATAAGTATACTTTTTCAAGTGCGGAGCCAAGGTCAATACGTTGTACCGATGCTGTTGCAGCTGCTTTACTTACCTGACGTTTTTGTAGCAACTCGTTAACTTTACCTACTTCTTCAGGTGTATAGTCATTAAAAGATTTACCAGCTTTTAGACCGCTTTCTTTGGCGATTGCCAACCACTCAGCAGAGGGTTTAGCGGATAAATCAATAGCTTCTAAGTCTGAAGGATTACGCGATCTGTCAAATTTAGCAAGACTTTCGGGAGTATATTTACCCGCAATAATTGCCTTACCTGTAATTCCTTCAGAAGACGTTTTAGCTAGTTGTTCATTTGCTGCGCGAGCATCTGCGGCTAACTTAGCAGCTTGAGCAGGAGCTACATTCTGAAGTTGCATTGCTGCTTCCATCATGGAACGAGGATCGTTAAAATTAACCTGCTTCATGACGTTATTAATAGCAGTTATTTGTTGCATCTGAGGATCTTGAGCGCCCATGAGACCGCCTAAAGCATTACCTGCGCGTTGAAAGCCCCCACGGATGTCTGCCTGAGCGCGTTGCTCAGGAGTCAGTTGAGCCATTTGATAAGCTTGCTGATTTGCTAGTTGATCTTGTTGTTGTTGGTATTGTTCAGGAGTGGTAAACAACCCTGCAAACATTGAATCTGTAGCCATATTATTTACTCTCCCATCCAAGTTTCATTAGCGCCTAAAACACCATCAAAAGGGTTTCCATTAGCGTAAATTTTAGCTAAGTTATTGTAATCAATGTTTGATACATCTAAACCTGTACCTACGTTTGAGCCGCCTAAGCTAGCTAAGTACTGAGCTAAAGCAGAACCAACACCTGTATTACCTACTGCGTTTCCTAGGGCTTTACCAAACAAGGAACTACCTCCCAATCCAGCAGCGGCTGTAGCGTAAGGATTATATTGACCCGCTTTCAAAGCAGCATCAGCAGCAGACATATTAGCTGCCAAGCCCAAACGTCCTGCGTTAGCCCCTGAAGCTGAAGACAGTTTAGCCAAGTCAGTAGACATAGTAAATGGCTGTTGACCAAGAGATTCCACGCCTGTAGCAGTCTTCAAGCCAGCGTTGAATGGGTCGTAAGCACTTGTGAGCAAGCCTTGACCGAACTGAGTCTGTGCTCTGCCTTGCGCTTGAGCCTGAGCAGCCAACTGGAGGTCTTGCATCGCACGAGCATTAGCCAAAGCTTGTTGTTCAGGGTTAGCCATGCCTAAGTTACCACCTTGGGCAACTGAGACACCTGTGCGACCTGTCTGCTGGAGCTGGTTAGCCAATCGAGCTGACTCGACATCACGGCTAGGCTGTAACAGAGCTTGTTGGCTAGTCATGTACTGCTGTGCAGCAGCCTCAGGAGATTGAGCGAGATAACCACGACCTAAGTTCTGCAAGTTAGTCGCATCTGTCAAGGATTGACGGTTACTGCCCATGATCTGATCTTGGTACGCTTGCAGCTGAGGAGACAACTGATAACCAGCACTTGTGAGTTGACCTGTAGTAGGGTCAATTTGGAAGTTAGATGTACCAAAGGTAGTTGTAGTACCTACAGGACGGAACTGCGACTGCTGCGAAGCTAGAGAACCCGCTTGACGAAGAGCTTCTGCTTGAGCCTGAGAAGCGGCTGTATTAGTGCTCCCTTGCATCAAACCGCCAACGCCTGTAAGAGCACTTCCAAAAAGGCTCCCTAAAAGATTGTTACTGTCTTGTGTAGTGGTTGCCATATTTCCTGTCCCTTGTGATCCTGTGGATGGTGATCCTGTAAAAAGCGATTTAAGATAGTTGCTGAGTAATCCTGTGGCTGCTGAGCCTACTAAGTTTGGGTTTGAGCTTGGAGTCTCAGCTGCTGCGCCAATAGAGCCTAAGGTAGCGCCTTCACCCTGAGGGATATTGATACCGCTAGGATTAAAGCCTCCACCTACGTCACTGTTGTCAGGGCCATAGACACCACCAACAGCGTAAGGATCAGCGGCAGGTGCTTTAACGGCATTCATCAAGCCACCAGCAGCGGCATTAGCACCAGTGTTGATAGCTGAGTTAGTTAAGGCAGTACTTAAGTCCTGTCCTGAGAGAAGACCTGAGGCTGTACCACCGGCTAGTTGACCAGCTACTTGACTTCCTGTAGCCCCACCTGTCCACCAGCGTACGACAAAGCAGCGCCCTTAGCAATATCTTCAGGGCTTTTACCTTGTGCTAAACCTAAAGCAGCAGTGCCTAAAGGCCCGCCGAAGTAAGAAGCGCCAATATTGAGTGCTGTTCCAAAAACAGGATTAGCCATTATGTTAGCAAAATCTGCCTTTAAACCAGAATTACTATCAAAGGCGGCTTTCTTTGCTTGTTGTTGCGCTAAATCAGCTAAGCCCGCTTGTGTGGAACCTGAAACAATATTGCTGATAACATCGGGGGAAACATTGTTTGATTTTAGATAGTCTTGTTGAGCCTGAAGCGTGGGATTAATAGCGCCAGCGCTTGTTGGTGATGCCCAATTAGTGTAAAAGCTATCTTTGACATTTTTAGCAAGCTCTTGAGCAACAAACTGAACAGGGTTTGCAAAAGCGTTGGTAATGACAGCTTTAACGTCTTGCGGAGTACCCAAAGATGCCAAAGCAACCTTGTCAAAAAGACCGGGAATAGCCTTTAACTGTTCAGCTGTGACACCGTAATCTGACTTCTTTAATAAGTTATTTACAAAGTCATCAGTGGCTGCGTAAGTTTCTGCCATATACGGTCTTACATTGTGCCGTTAGAGATCACATTACCAATGACAGTCAGATTACCTGAGCCATCAATCTTAGCTACGCTAGTGCCGCTAGACTGAATGTACAAGACACCAGCAGTCTCTACGAAACCGAAGTTAGTGAAGTCACCATCAGCCTTAGATGCGATAGCTGTGGCAATATTGTCAAACTCAGTGTTGATCTCAGTACCACGTACAATCTTGGCTGAGTTACCGTGTGATAAGCTATCTTTAGCTGCGAAGTTAACGCTTTTTGTGTAATTACTCATGATGATAAAATCTTTCCGTTCTTAGCTAGAATCTCTACCTTTTGAATGCTCAAAGGTGAACCGTTAATGTAAGCTTCAAAGCCTGTCTGTACTACCTTACCTGCTCCTGTAGGATAAGCTTTCAAGACTGAAAGAGCCTGACCACTAGAGTAATCGAATCCGTAATTATATTCGCTCTCACCGTAGTAAGCAATAGTATTAGTGGGAATAGTTACGTTTTGAGTGTAGAAGTTACCTGTAAAGTCGTAAGCCCACTTCATTGTGAGCGCTTGACCGTTACCACCGATAACAGTTACCAAGATAGACTTTAAGATTGAGGTAACAGAAGGAGCACCGAAGTCAGTATGGTTAGTGTGATACTGCATCTGGTAAGTAGAAGCATTGTCTAAGTAACCAGTGTAAGATCCGACATAACCCGCCTTACCTAACAATAGAGTGCCATCTTGTTTAGCACAGAAACTGCTAGGCTCAATAGAGTCCCATACTGTTACCCTTGCTGCACCATCTTGCAACTGAGCTTTAGTGTCAAAACAATATACCTGCTTAGCGTAAGGCAAAGACAGTAAGTAAAAAGCATCAAGTGGAGAATGAACAGCTTTGATGTCAGCTAATGTCTCAGCAGTTAAGTAAGCCAGTAAGTCATTACGGACATTCTTGCTCAGTTCACGCAGGGGAGCTGACTTCTCTTGGATGGTACGCTGTAGGCTACGGACACCGGTTTGAGACAAGAAGATGATGTCTGAGTCAGTGTTAGCGATACTGTCCCTAGCGATACAGCCAATACCTGTGATAACGTCTTGAAGGACAAAACCAGTGCCTGAGGGGTCAGTAGCACCAGCGTAAATCAGGATGCTGTTTTTACCAAAGATAAACAAGAAGCCGTTATGAGCACCTAAGCCCACTACGCTATCCCCGCCTCTAGGCCATACAGTCGTAGTATCTAGAGTACCTGCTGTACCTGTGTTCCATTTATTAGGCTGCTTGGTGTTACACCACTGAATAGTGACTTTATCGCTAGCAGTCCCTACGTTCCAAAGACGACCATAAGCGGAGATAACAGCGTTAGCAAGCTGCACAGTACCAGCATAACCAGCTATCTCAGAGATACGGCGATACTGTGTTGTGGATGTTGTAGGGTTGAACTCTAAAGGATCATAGCCTTCTTGGAACAGATAAAGGCCTCCACCGAGGGAAGCCATCTGCCAGTTACTAGCTGTGATTGTAGGAGCTGTACCGCCACCACCGTAAGTCAGTTCAGTGAGCGTAGAGCCTACCAACTTAAACAACTTATTGTTACCTGCACAGATAGTGTAGCTAGTGCCGTCTACTGTAATCAGTTCACCGATAGCTTTGACGTCAGAGGTGCTCAAAGAACCTGAGGAACTGTTCACTGGTTGCCAGCCCTTACGAGCACCGATACGACCAAACTGGTCAATAACGCAGTTAGTAGCTGTTAAAGCAAAACCCGAAGCTAAGTCAAGACTACTATCCTGAGTATTTAACCCATAGAAGCCGGGAGCATTAACAGAGTAGGCTTGGATTTGTTGAGCCATTACGTTGGATACCAAGCATCGTTTTCAGGGGATCTAGCAAGCTCAAGAGCGATAGCATCGCCTAAAGATTTCTTAGCTAGGGCGTAGGCCTCTGAACTACTCAAGCCACCGTCTTCACCACGTTCGACCAAAGCTCTAGCAAAAGCCCCTAACACTATAGGCTCTTTGACTAGCTTAGTTGTGTCACCATCGTTGACCATATCATCTTCAGGAATTACGACACCAAAACGAATGTTGTAGACTGCATCAGGGATAGGCCAGAACTTAACTTGAGCATCACCGCTAGTATCTACACCACCAAAGATGTAGTTAAATGGAGTTGTTTTCTGAGGGTTTGCAGTACTGTAATACTGGACATCCAGAGTAGCATGATCCATTGGAGAAAGCGTGTACTGTCTAGTTGTGTTAATCACATCTAAGACTTTAAAACGTACACCAGCGCCTGTGATGCTGTAGTTATCGTACTGGTTAGCAATAGTCGATACTGACACAGAAGTAGTAAAGGCATCCCAATCGTAGGAGTCAGCAGCTTCACGCTTAGCGTCATTCACGAACTTACCTACGAGAGCACTCATTGTATTCTCGTTAACCGAGGTAACAGTAGGCTCACGAAGACGTATAAGAACGTCATTCACAAGCGAAAGGAAAGTAGGCAACGCCATGCTTAGTAGCCTTTCTTAGTCGGCTTCTTTTTCTTAGTCATGCCAGCTTCGGACATAGCGATAGCTACAGCTTGTTTACGGTTAGTCACAGCAGGGCCAGTCTTGGAACCAGAGTGGAGTTCACCAGCCTTGTATTCCTTCATTACTTTACCAACTTTAGCTTGCTTAGCTGTCTTAGTTTTAGGTTTCATAGTAGCCATAATTAAGTACTCGCTTTCACAGTAATAGTACCTGTAACGTAAACAGTCACGTTAGCACGGATAAAAGGAGGAGGATTGGTAATTGTGATAAGGCCATCAGCAGTCAATGCAGTGCCAATCGTTGCCCAAGTTGTATTGTCTACGCTGCCTTGAGCTGCAACAGTTGCTGAGGTAATACCTGAGACTTGAAGAAAAGCTGGTTTATTGCTATCTGTACCAGTTGAGAGCGAAGCGCCAGTAGCTGTCACAGCGTTTAAAAGAGTAGTCAATGCCATAGTGTGTAGTCCTTATTTGAGGAAGTTGAGGTGGTACTTAGCTTGGTCGTAGACACCGACAGCTTCGTCGATAATGTTGTGCAAAGCTGTATTCTCACGTGGGCAGATCTTCTCACGATTAGCTTCGATCCACTCCGTGTGCTTCTCTAAGACAGACAACAAAGTACCTTTGTACTCGTTAGCCATCAAAGGAATGTCAATCAGTGTCCCGTAGCAGCCTTGGAACTTCTGAGCGAAAGAGTCAGCCAAGGGAATGATATTCTCATAGAATTCAGCAGTTGCTGAGTGCTCAGAGAAAGAACGAGTCTTCAAATGGACACGGTGAGCTAAGTCACGAGCCAAGAAGAGAAGAGATACGTATTTACCAGCGTACAAGGTATTCATTTGAAGAACCTATCCATAAAGAATGTAATAGCACCGCCTACAAAGGAGGCAATGGTCATACCCATCCAGAAACCACCTTTAGACTTGTTAGCAAGCTCTAGAAGGCTCTTGACGTCATCACGTAGAGTATGCACATCAGATTGAAGAGCTTCCACCTGAGCTTCTAGACGACCAAACTCACGAGCTGATACATCATCCATCAATGCACCTCAGCTTCTATCTTCTTTGGGCGTCCTACCTTCTTAACTTCAGGGGCGTCCTCAACGACAACAGGGGTATCTTCTACTCGCTCGTAGTCAGGGTGACCCTTCATGGAGTCAATATCAACTTGGTGAATAAAGGTAACTGTGTTACCGCTCACGAGACATTTAAAGGTAGCTTGCATAGTGTGTATAACCGATCTACTAGATAAACCAAAAGAGATCCCTTGTGAGGATCCCCTTCAGTTTGTCTATTAGACTGGACGACCAATAATCACTTTAACAGTGGTAGAAGCCAAGTCCACAGTAGAACCAGACTCGTTTTGCAAGCGCAAGGTAACTACGTTAGCAGCACTGACATAGGCGTGGCAAACCACAGCAGCTTTGTCAACACCAAATGAGAATCCCAGAACGATGTCACCAAGGACAACACCGGGGACAGCGATAGTTTCTGTTTCACCAGCACCGTCAACTAGCGAACCAGCATCTAAGGTACAAGTAACAGACCATGTATCTGAGAACAGACCACGGAATTGATCGTTACCTTGACGGGTAACAACAGCGGTAGCAGCGGGCATTTTATTTACTCCTAATTAATAAGTTAAACGTAAAAAGACCCCCTCCGAAGAGGGGATCAGTTTAGTTCAATTAGGCTGGAACTGCCAAGGCAACGCTAGAATAGTCACGCAACTCAGCAACACCGTACAGAGTGTCAGCAGTAAACAGAGTACCGAGGTATTCTTGCTTGTACTGAGTCTGTGAACGGATGCCGACTTGTTCGACCAACACGAATGCGTCCTTGTGAGCCATCAGAGCGATACGAGCTGGCTGAGCTGTACCTGAGCCATCGTTGGCATCGTTAGGTGTATCAGCGTTGGTAGACACGTACACTTTAACGCCGTACACATCACCGATTTCACCGTTACGGATGGTGTTAGAACCACCTTGTTCACCCACGAAAGCTTGCTCAGTGAAACGAGCCAAACCCAT